GAAGCCGATCTCTACCAGGCCGCCGACAAGTTCACACTTGAACTGGCCAACCCCGAAGCGCCGGTCACGGCGGGAATGCAGTGCAAACTCTACATCAACGGCAAACTGGAATTAACCGGCCTGATCGACAAAACCGCAAAAAAATACGATAAGAACGGCCGCACCCTGACCGTAGAAGGCCGTGACCTGATGGGCCTGCTGGTAGACAGCCACGCCGAGCAGTTTGTCACGGTCCAGGGCAAAACAGTCAAACAACTGGCCGAGTTGCTGCTCAAAACAGTGCCATACATTCAGCGCTCACAAATCATCTACCAGCAGAACGTAGTCGGCAAACTCAAAGGCAAGAAGAAAGCCGTCGATTCACCGCTGACAGGTTTCATAGACACACCCCAGAAGTTCAGCCAAATAGAGCCGGGCATGACCGTATTCGAAGTGCTGGCTGTCTATGCCGCCAGCCGTGGTTTGATGTTTTTTGCCATGCCCGACGGAACGCTGGTGTTCGGCCGTCCAAAGATCACCGGCGACCCGCTGTTCAGCGTCACCAGCCGCCTGAACGGCCAGGGCAACAACGTCGAGAGCGGTGACGAAATCGACGACATCTCCCGGCGTTACTCAAAAATCACCGTTGTCTCACAGGTGCAAGGGCTGGAGGCGCATGCCCTCGATGCCACTAAAATCAACGCAAAAAAAACCGCCGTCGATGCCACCTTCCCGTTTTATAAGCCAATGGTGGTCAAGCTCAACAACGACAGCCAGACACCGGCCCTGCACGCCCGCATGCTGCTGGAAAAACAACGTCACGACGGCTACAGCCTGGCCTACACCGCACCGCTCCACAGCCAGAACGGCCACAACTGGGCCATCAACGAACTATGCACTGTCAACGACGAAGTGCTGAATGTCCGGCGCACCCTGCTGGTCTTCAGCCGCCGTTTCCGAAAGACCAAACAGGGTAGCTGGACCGACATCAAGCTCGGCCCTCCCGGCCTCGTGGCGGCCAGCTCATGATACGCGGCATCGTTAAAAGTGTCGTTGAAGGCGCCATTAAACGCTTCAGCGCCAGCGGTCGCGCCGATGAAACCATCGACAACCGCGAGTACTTTCAGCACTACGGCTATACATCGCGGCCGCTTGCAGGCGCTGAAATCATCATCATCCGCGAGGGCGGCCACTTTGTCGCCGTGGCCTCCGACGACCGCCGTTACCGCCTCAGCCTGGAAAACGGAGAGGTGGCGCTTTATGACGATCAAGGGCAGAAGGTTCACTTGAAGCGCGACAAAACCATAGAAATCAGCGGCTGCGACACGCTGGTGGCCACGGTCGGCATAAGCGCTACTGTCACCTCTCCAACGGTCACAGTTGTTGCGTCCACCAAGGTGACCCTACAGACGCCGTTGGTTGAATGCACACAAGATCTCAAAGTCGATGGCGATATCGTCGCAGCCGGAGACATCAGTGACGCCAACGGCACAAAGAGCATGTCCGGCATGCGGCAAATCCACGGCGTCCACACCCATCCTCACCCGGCGGACGGCGTCCCGATCCCCGCGCCAAACGAGGCAATGTAAATGGACTTCAAACTCACCTACAACAACCAGACCGGGACCATTGATCAAAGCTTCGACCAGGCCGGGGATATCCTGAACAACATCATTCTCTCCCTGGCCATCAAAAAAGGCACCTGGTGGCACGATCTCAACTTCGGTGTCGCTGATCGTCCCCGGCTGAAAAACACCCCAGCCACTGCCCGGTTGATCAAACAGGACATCGAACAGGCCTTGCAATGGATCATCGACGCCGGTCGCGCCACAAGCATTGCCGTTACCACCTGGCGCGACGACACCGACCGGCACCGTCTGAATATCCATGTCACAGCCACCCAGGCCGACGGCCGTGTCGTAACCTACTCCACATTTAAAGAGGTGGTTTAAATGTCCTTTACCGTGCCGACATACGACGCACTGTTAAACACAATCTTGACTGATTACGTCAATCAGGAATTCCGCGACTCAGATGGGAACGTTATCCCCGCTGATACGTCCAAAGGCTCTCTGATCTATGTAAAATCCGCTGCCATTGCCTCGACCTTGTGGGGGCTTTATCAACATCAACGTTGGGTCGCGGATCAGATTTTCCCAGATACCGCAGATGTTGAATATCTGGAGCACCACGCATACATACGCGGCATTTCCAAAAAAACAGGCGAAACCAACGCGGAACTCCTGGCCCGGCTCCTCGACTATATCCGCCGCCCACCCGCTGGCGGCAACAAGTACGATTACGTCAAGTGGGCGCTGGAAATCACAAACGTATCGGCCGCCTATTGCATCCCCCTGGGCCAGGGACTCGGCACAGTGGACCTGGTGCTGTTGTCCGATACGACCGCTACCGGCTCCGAGATCCCAACAGCGGCCCTCCTGGCATCGGTGCGGGAATACATAGTTGATTTATGTCCGACCCACGTCAAAAGCCTGCGCGTACTGGCTCCTGAGATTGTCAACCAGGCAGTGACTATGGCCGTAACCGGATCGAGCGCCAACCTGACAGCAATAGCGGCGGACATCACATCATATATGCAAGCACTCATCCCCGGTCAGCCGCTCTACCGGGCGCAGCTTGCCAACATAGCGATCCAGAACGGAGCGGACGACGCCACCGTCACCGTACCGGCTGCAAATGTGACGGCCACCAGCTACCAGATAATCAGGCCGGGAGCGATCAATGTCGCATAAAGATGTGCTCAAACAACTTTTCCCCTTGGAGTTGGGCGGAATGTTCGATGCGGATACAGCTCTCGAAGGCAAGGCGCTGGACACAGCACAGGCACGGGCGGAAGGCCTATTGAGACAGATATTCGCCGACATGGCGGCAGAGCTTTTACCCGACTGGGAAAGGGTGTGCGGCCTGACGCCGGGGTCGTCCGATCCGTTGCAACTCAGGCAACTCATGGTGGTCAAAAAACTGCGCGAACTGGGCGACATCAAGTCTCCGGATTTTGTAGCTTTGGCTGCCGCGCTCGGCTTCACCGTCACAATCGTCCAGTTGACGCCATGCATGTGCGGGTGGAGTCGTTGTTGCGATCGTCTCTATACGACGGACATCTGGTGGATCTGGCAGATAAACGTGCTGGGCACCCCATCATATTATTTCCGTTCCGGTCAATCCGCTGCTGGAGAGCGGCTCAGTTGGTTTCCTGCCGCAACCGCGCTGGAGACATTGTTTAACGACATCAAACCGGCCGATGTCTGGCTCTGGTTTGTTTATCCATCATAGGAGGCAATAAATGTCAAAAACCGCTTTTACCGACGGAGATCCCAGCCTGGGGCAACTCGGCACCGTCATCACAGCCGCATTCCTGACCGCCCTGCAAAACCATCGTCACGACGGCCAGGACCAGGACAATTCCTGTCCGATGGATTACGCAGCCGACACTGGGGTGGCTAATGCATACGTGGTGTCATTAACCCCGGCGCTGACCTCACATATTGCGGGACTGAAAATTATCTTCAAGGCGGTTAACGCCAACACCGCCGCGTCTACTATCAATTTCAATGGGCTCGGCAATAAAACAATCGTCCGCCGTGACGGCACTGCATTGCAGGACGGCGACATTCCCGCCGGGGCGATCTGCCCGGTTGCCTATGACGGGGCGAATTACCAACTGTTGTCCGCGCTGCCGATACAGACTACTGCCAACGATGCGACGTATGCTGACAACAGCACAAAACCGGCATCAACTAACTGGGTGCGTGGGGCAATGTCCGCCATTGCTATCGCTGCGGGATTCGCGTCGAGCTTCGCCGGATCCGGCTATGTCAAATTCCCGAGTTGGCTCGGCGGATGGATTATTCAATGGGGGCAGGTGCTGGCCAATGCTGGCGGCGCAGCAACCTCATTAACGTTTCCAACAGCGTTCCCGTCGGCGTGCTATCAGGCCGTTCTCTCCCCTACAGGAACAGGGACGTCAACAATCTCAGCATGGTTAGATTCATTGTCAACCACGGGCGGGGTTTTTCACGCTACTGCAAATTTCAACACCATCTACATCGCCATCGGAAAATAAAGGAGTAGGTTATGTTTTATTCAAAATCGACAGGTGGGTTTTACATCACCGCTATTCATGGCGATAACATTCCGCCCGATGCGGTGGAGATCACGGCTGAACAGCATTCAGACCTACTACAGGCACAGTCCACTGGTGCCAGTATCCAGACCGACTCCAAAGGCTACCCGGTGGCCGTATTCCCTCCGGAAAAGACGCTGGCCGAACTCCAGGCCGCAGCCTGCGCCATCACCGACCAGACAGCCGGAAGTGTGCGCCAGAAGTACATCACCACCAGCCCCGGCCAGGAAGCAACCTATGGCGAAAAGTCACGCCAGTGCGACGCCTACAAGGCGGCAGGGTATCCGGCCCCACCGGACCCCGTCCTCTACGCCTATATAATCGCCGAAAAGAACGCCAGGGGCGACAGCACTACATACCAGCAGGCATGTGATGCCATTCTGGCCGAGCGCGACACATGGTCCACCTTGGGTGCCAAGATCGAAGAAGCCCGGCGCAAGGCAAAACTCAATATCAAGGCAGCAACCACGGCGGAAGGTGTGGAAACCGCGAAAACCGAAGGATTGACGGAACTATCAGCCCTGTAAGGAGGCGCTATGTATCGTCCTGAACCGCTTGATATCGTGGTAGTAGATGGTCACCCCTACAATCCTCTCCACCTGGCTATCATGTGGCGAGGACTTGACATGGGAAGCCACTGCCTGACCGTCAAGAACATCGACGGTGCGGTCTGGTCTCCCCAGGCCGGTGGCATCCTGGACAAGAAACTTTCCGACTATGCCGGAAGGGATATAACGGTTCACCGCTACCAGGGTGAAGTGGATTGCGAGAGGTTGTGGGTATGGGGTTACGCAAAACAGGATACATGCAAGGGTTACGACTTTACCGCCTGGATGGGCTTTGCCACTGGCCTCAAGTCATTGTCCAACGATGAAGAGCGCTGGACCTGCGCGGAGTTCCCCTACTGGATGTTTCATGGCAACGGCTATACGCTGACGCCGAACGACGAGGCGTTCATCTATCCGCGTTTTTTCAGGTTTAACCCACTATTCAAGGAAGTTTGGAAAGGAAGGATTTAGAAGAAAAAGAAGAGGCAGCGACCGGCAGGTATGACGAGTACCAACCGGTCGCTGATCCACAGAATACCCTGTGAGCCAGCCAAGGCTGCCCCGCTCTGATCAGAGCAGCGGGAGCCTACCATAAACCCATCAAAACTACAATGGAGGCGCTCACAATGAGACATTATCCGATATTGGCATGGCCAGGCGGTAAACGTCGCCTGGCAAAGAAATTGATCCCTATAATCACCAGCCGCCCGCACCTCTGTTATGTTGAGATTTTCGCAGGTGGCGGCAGCATGTTCTTTCTCAGACAACCAGCAAAGGTTGAGGTGTTAAACGACATAAACGGCGAAGTGATTAATCTCTACCGTGTGGTCAAAAATCATCTTGAGGAGTTCCTGCGACAGTTTAAAAACGCCCTTGCCAGCCGCCAAATATACGAATGGTCCAAGGCAACGCCTCCGGAAGTGCTGACTGATATACAAAGAGCGGCCCGGTACCTGTACATTCAAAAGCTTTCCTTCGGCGGCAAGATAACGGGACAAACCTTCGGCATATCCCCCAGCTCTCCACCGCGTTTCAACATACTTCGACTTGAGGAAGATTTAAGCCAGGCGCATTTTCGGCTTTCACGGGTTTGTATAGAGCATCTTGATTGGTCGACCTGCCTTAAAAAATACGACCGGGATTACACCCTCCATTTCCTTGACCCGCCGTACTGGCAAACCGAAGGCTACGGAGTTCCATTCCCCCTGGAGGAATACCACAAGATCGCCGAGGCCATGAGAACCATGAAGGGCTCGGCGATCCTGACGATCAACGACCACCCCGAGATGCGAAAAATCTTCAAGGAATTTCGGATGGAAACGGCGGAGATCAACTACACAATCGGCGGGGCAGGCAAGGGGCAAAACAGGCGGGAATTAATCTTCAAAAACTGGTGA